ACTGTCCGGCCAACCATACTTGCCCGCAATCGCAGCCCACGCACCATCGCTGACCACAGTTGAGACCACATCGGTATATCCCAGAACATTAACCACACCGGAAACAACGTAATCTTCATCTCCGATCTTGGTAGACTCGACCTGCGCCTTATCCACTGCCACCTGCTGCGCCGCAGCCAGCACCTGCGAAAGCTGATCGGTGATCTGCAGCCGTTCGGCCAGCGCTTTAGCCGCTTCTACGATCGCAGCATCTTTCGCTACCTTCGCCCCAGACTCAGCCTCCTTTGCGCCTGCTTCAGCCAGCTGAGCCGCATCCTTATTCGCACCGGTTTCGTTGTTTGGCAAAACCAGCTTCTCATTGAGCAGCTTCTTAAGGCTTGGCTGCTCGCCGGAATCCGTCTGCACAACGGTATTTTCATCACCGTGCACGATCAGCTTTAGAAGCGCTTTGAGCCCTTCAATTTCTTCTACATCTTCTTTAATCGTGGTCATCACCATTCCTCATGCACAACTTTCCGCAGCAACCGGCTACCTTCCTGCAGGTCTGTAGTTCCGTGCTCTACCAGCTCCAGCACCACCGACTCAGGCAACTTCTCAGCAGGCAGCTCCAGAGTGAGCACCTTGCAGCTAATCCGGTACCGGTTACCATCCCGCTTGCTGCCACCAATACCATTCTTTGCAAACATCGCCGGGACCAGGTTCATCCCCGCCCCCGTATGCAGATCGATCGCAAACCAGGCGATACCGCGCGCGATCTTGTTAGCGACCCACCATCGAAAATACGCTTCCTGCTCAAACGTCAGCTCAAGGTCAAAGAAGTGATTAACAAGGGTGAATTGCGTTACGAGTCGCGCCATTGGTGGCCCGGATGACATCTCAGTGAATTCACGAGCATCCACAGGCTCATACCGGTAATTAGCGAGCAGGCCGAAGCCCACCCGCTCTACCGGCCAGTGTTCCAGGTCATTCAGATCAAACATGGATTTATCTCATGGAGGCGCGGGCTCGATTCAGCCCACCAAGACTCTCAATTGCCTGAGAGGTTTTAGAGGTACCTGAATAGATGCCCTCAGCCATATGCTCATCAACTTGCTGCAGCATGACATCAAGCCCGCCGTCATCACGCTCACGAGTCTCCACACCCACACCTGCATAGTTATGGATATGCACCACCGGAGCCGACTGCGCACCACTTCGCTGCTGCGCCAGATAGTTAGTCAAATCCCGGTTTTGCTCAGGCTTTACGATTCGCTCACCGCCACTCAGCAACCAGGTACCTTCACGCGGGATATTAGTCATCCCGCTATGCGCCATACCCTGCAGCTGCGTGCCTTGAATCGTGGAAACGATACCGGCCGTTGCACTGATCACAGAAGCCATCGCCGGGATATTCGCCGGAAACGGCAACGATGCAGCACTAGCAATACCCTGCTGAATCTTGATGATCGACTCAGCTACCGCGAACGCTTTGGAAGCCGCAAACATCGCCTTGTACAGACCAGATTGCTCACCACCAAACGCCTTGGTTAGATCAGCCAGACCACCAAACAGACTGGATGCATTGGCGTACGTTGCAGCATTGCGCTGCGCCTCCATCTGCGCCAACCGCTTATGGTGATTCTGCCAACTCTGCTCACTCAGCCGGTGATAGCGCCGCTCATTGATCAGGCCATCATTGCGAGCATTGCGCAGCATCTCCTGACGCCGCTCATACGCCTCACGCTCGGCCTGCTCTTTAGTGAGCATGGATACCCGGACCTGCTCGATCTCGGATAGTCGCCGCTCACTCTCCCGCTGCGCCTCTTCTTCCTTGCGGAGCGCCAGCGCTTCCTGATCCAATTGGTATTGCAACTGAGCCCGCTGACGGTACTCAGCCTGCAGCGCCTCGATCGACTCGAACCCGCGACGCTCCAACTCAGCCTCAGACAGCTTTAACTGCTCCAGTTGAGCCAGCCGCTGCTCATACTGCAGGCGAAGCTTTTCCTGCTCACCGGCAAACTGCATATCCATTGCAGCCAGTTTTGATGCACTGGTCTGCTGCTGCGATACCAACAATTTTGCCTGCCGCTCAGCTTCCTGCTTAGCAACCTTTTGCCACTGCTCTAACCGCCGCTGCTCTGCTGCTTTTTCCTGCTCTTCCTGATGCTGAAGCCGCGCCTGCTCTGCAGCTGCCTGAGCCTTACCCTGAGCCTTGATCTCTTCAATGCGACGATCCTGAATCGTCTGAGCCTCTTTTGAGATCTCATGCAACTCACGCTGAGCATTGATAAAGTCCGACTTGCTATAGCCAAACAGATTCATGCCTGGCAATTGGGTGTAATCACCCATTTCCTGCAGCTCTTTGCGCAACTCCATGCGCCGCGCAGTGATCTCATTCAGCCGCACATCGTCATCAGGCATAATCGACTGATGTACGTTTCGCACCCCTTGAGCCAGGGTATTCACCGTACTGGTTGCCAGCTGCCCGAGCCGACTCGTTTCCGTCAGATCAAATAGAAACTCATCGTAACGCTGCCCCAGGGTATCCATTGCCCCGGTTAAACCCTGCGCCTCAGCGCCACCGGCACCGCCCACCTGAGCCTCAAGCTTTTCCAGTACTAATCGCTGAGCATCAGCCAGCCGGTTAGTTTCCTGAAGATTCTTGATGACCTCCTTTTCGGACTCAGAGAACGACACACCCGAGCGTTTCAGCGCCGTGAGACCCGTTGTCGGATCTTCCAGCGCTTTACCCAACTGCAATGCGGCCGACTTCGTATCGCCGCCCATCACCGCCGCCAGATCCTGAGAAAGCTCAATCGCTTTTACGAATACATCCTGTTGCACCGTTTTGAAGGTAAGCAACACATTGGTTGCATCATTCACCCCCTCAACGCTACCCAGGGTATTCAGCGCCACGCTACGAGAGAGCTGATCGATCTGGTTAGCAGTCAGACCTGAAGCGCTACCAGTAGAGCGCAGCAGCGCCTGCGTGCGGTACTGTTGACGCTCCCACTCCGCAAATACACTGAGCCCCTGTGCACCGATAGCCACAACAGCGGATAGACCGGCCGCACCGGCAAACCCCGCCACCCCAACCGATCCTAAGCCACTCGCGACCGCCGATAGACGACCCGATACACCATTAAGCGGCCCATACAAAACAGCGGCCTGATTAGCCGCCGTACTGAAGCCACCCGCCAGCCCGTAACTGGCATCGTTAGCCGCTTTCGCTTCCTTGGTATAAGCCCGCGTTTTCGACCGGGATTGATCAAGCTTTGCGTTGTAGTTATTGGAGACCAGCTGCAGGTCTACCGAATAGGTTTGAAGCCGCTTTGCCCCCATATCAACCACCCATCGCCGCTTTCAACATCGCGATCTCTTCATCCACAGACCGCGCCTCTACAGCCGGTTTAGCACCAGACACCGGAGCCGCCTGATCATCGAATTGCTCAGCGTGGTACCGGTACCACTCAAACAACTCATTTAGCGGCATATCCGCCAGCATCCGACGCACGACCGGCTGTCCCAAGATCTCAGCTAGTCGGCGGGCGTATCGTCTGCCGGGGGCACCTTTCCCTGCAGCTTCTCGAACTTGCCGCTCAGATCATTCACGCGATCGGCAACCTCAAACAGCTCATCAACCAGAGCACCAGGCAGCGGATGCAGCTCATCAATCAGATCTTCAACGGTTTTATCCACACCCGGAGCCAGAGACACCGCCACAACACGAACGGCATAATCATGGTTACTCTGAGCGATCTGAACCTGAGTACGCTCTTGGTTCGGATCTTCATCGGTCATCACGTAGTTGACCCAATCAACAGAACCGATCTCATGGAACGTGAACGATTTATCGCGAATAACTGCTACTTCTTTCTTCACCAAATCAGCAAACATTAGCTCCAGTTCCCCCACTCAGGTTTGCCAGACCAGGCAACCGTTACATTCACATACAGCTTTTCTTCGGTTTCATGAGTGATCTCGAAGCCGGTAACCAGGCCATCACACTCAACCTCAGTTTTCGCAGCATCCGGCCACTGGAATCCATAGCGCCCGTTATCATCGCTGTTGAAGTCTGCCAGCAGATCCAGGTGATAGCCCTCAGAGCGATCCATCTCCACTTTGATAGAGGTATCACCCGCATCACGCATACCGCCTTCTTTCTTCTTCCAGCCGGTACCATCGCTGTATTTATTGCCAGACTTCGTTTCACGCGAAAGCGAGAAGCTGCCCAGCTCTACCGCCGTGGCACCGATATCCACCATTGAGGCCGGATCTCCGCCACGTCTCAAAAACCGTGTGCCATTACCAAATGACATAATTGCTCTCCAATTCAGTCGTCATATTTCAGTTGAAAGAACAGCTCCACAGAGGAGTAGATACCTGACGGGCTATCCGCATACACCACCTTGTGCATAAACTGACACCACACGTGATCACCAAGCTTCGGATCCCCTCCCATGGCGATCTCGATATAGCCCGAGATCTCATCCAGGCGATCATCCGCCTCCTGCGGTTTAGCTTTGGTGCTGATACGAATGATCAGATCACCATCCGCCTGAGCCCGGTTGTGCTGTGCTTCTCGATCCACCTCATCGAAGTAAATCGATACGAAGTCTTCTAAATCTTCAGCCTCAGCCCTTGCTGTGAACACTGCATGGTTAGGAAGCTCCTTCACCGCGTCACGCACCAGCTGCTGCACATGCTGCCGGATCGCTGTACGCCGGAGTGCTGATGTTTCGCTCAGCTCCATTACTTCACCCCCAACTTTTTCAGGCGCCAGTCCATCTCATGCTGAAGCAGCCCCGGAAACCGATTCCGCATCAAACGCCCAACCACCCGCGGCGCGATCGCTTCGACTTCTCGACTGATAGGTACCCGCACCACATCCACATGGTGATATTTACGTCCATTACGCCGACTCACTTTTAGGTTGCGCTCGAACACCTGCAGATGACCTTTCGGAGACTTCGCAATAAACGCATCCGAATAGTGGTGACCACCTCTCGCCTTCACACCATCACCCCGACGCGTACGCCAACCTCCGCGGCCGCTGTCCCGTGGTTTCATCCGGATTAGAGATACACCACGGATATAAGCCCGTACCGAAGCTCGCTGTTCTTTAGGCTTCGCTTTGCGTACGTACACCCGCTTTCGAATCAACTTCTGCTGAATACCGGCCTGCTTTGACACACCACGAATCGTTCGTGTACGCGCCAAAGCCGCCGTTTTGTTCAGCGCAGAAGCTGTCGCCCGCGGCATCTGCTTACGCCCCAACGCAGCGAACTGTGCATCCAACACGGCCGCTTCTTTATCCATGCGAGACATCACCAAGCCTCATGCACAATACGCCGCAACGGTGCCTGCACCTTCTGCAGCTGCTCGTGATCGTGGTCAGCCAGTGGCGCCACCAGATAGGTCACCATCAGTCCGTCATCGGTTAGAGTGCGATCCACCCGGTACCAGCTATCCGGCAATCGGATAATCCCGCCCACACCAAAACAGAGCGATGGCTTTTGCATTTCGGCGTGAATCTCTGGCCCGCGGATATCACCTGCAGGCGTGAAATTCTCCACCCCTTCGCTGATGATCACGTTGGCCGTAAACTGCTCTCCGTCTTCACAGATACACAACGCCGGAACACCCATCGCCGCACAGATCTCCGCATCCGCGTCCGTCAGCAACTGATCGAATTCACTCAACATCACTGCGCCCTACTCAACATCCAAAACAAAGAACCCCGCCGAAGCAGGATTCAACCAATGCGATCACTCTTCATCAGGATCTGGCTCGTCTTCCACATAAGGCACAACCAGCCCCACGTCCTGCGCCTGTTTCAGCGCATCAGCCGGTACGTTGCTTAGATCGGTCGGCGTTTCACTGGGGCGAATCTCCAGCTTCTTGCCATCTTTATCGAAGGTTTCGAAATAGCCGGTGACGATCACCAGTGCTTGTTTGCTCGGCATGTTCAATCTCCAGAAACAAGAAAGCCCCGCATCAGCGAGGCTTATTCAGAGGGAAAGGAAAGCGCAGATCAGCCCTGCGCCACGGTTACCACCACGAAGTCATTCGCTTCCAGCATCACCGGCAGCGGTGCCGACTGGGTCTGCATCCATTCAACGGATGGATCATCGGTAAACCAGGTTTTCGGATAACGGCTGGTTGCGATGATGCCCTTCGCGTTTGCTTTGGCATCCTTAATCGCACCGTAGGCCATCACGTTATCCACACGCTTAGGCGCCATCACCATGGTGTAATCCGGCAGATATGGTTGCTCTACACCGTCTTCATCTTCATAGGTGCCGGAGTACACCCAGCACTCGTACTCACCGAACATGCCCTTGTACTGCACCGTGCGCTCCAGCTGCGGTGAGAGCGTTACATCCGAGGTAGTACCACGCTGCTGCGTATCGCGGTCTTCTTTCACTTCGTTAAATTTGCGGAACAGCTTCCAGGCTTTCTTATCGAAGACCAGGCGACCGATCACTGCTTTAGAGCGAGCGGCCCAGTCTTCAATCTCGTCACCGATCCCGTAGGTCTTCGGATCAACCGAAGTCCACTGCGCAGCACCCAACAGCACCACGTTGTTTTCCGGGCTGCGGCCGTAATCAACCACCATGGTTTTATAGCGTTCGCCCGATACGATCACCTTACCGGTCACCACCGCATTCACGGCCATCCACTCTTCACGGTGCACGATCGATTTTTCCTGCTGATCCAGCAGCTCAGTCACGATGAACTGACGGCGCTGAGCCGGGGAAAGATCACCACCCATCGCCTCACCAGGCATGCGATCGATCAGCATATCCGGATCGATCTCATCGGTAGGTTTCACGTAAGCCGGCATAAACGTTACCTGCTTACCGCCTTCCTTCTTGTTAGCCTTACCGGCCACCATCGGCGATACGAACGGCGCCAGCTTCACGCCCTTTTTGATCTTATCGAAGCCGATCTCTTTGGTATCGAAGGTGATCGTGCGCGGGAAGAACCACGACAGGAACAGCGGCGTAAAGCGCGGCAGATCCTTTTTGATACCGATCAGCGTGCGGGTATCCAAAACGTCCATTAAGCGTTTTCTCCAAATTTCAGGCACAAAAAAACCGCTCATCGGCGGCCATCATCTGTGCGTAGTGTTAGTTGGTTTAGCGTTGCGGTTTCTGCAGGCTAATGCCGGTACCGACAAAGGCCGTAGCCTTCTGTGCTTCGGTCACCCCTGCAGGCCAGTTCACCAAGTCAGGATTAAAGGTACCCGTTTTAGTCAGTCCCGCAGTTTTCGCACCACCTGTGGTATCCACATCATGACCGGTCAGGTACACCGCTTTTTCAGTGCCATCATTGGCCGTGGGATCCCACGGGTGAAACTCAGCAGTCGTTGCGTTCTGGCCCATCGGCGTACGCTCCTGCAGGTTGTGCCCACTGGCGATCACACCATCCGTATGCGAGATAGCATCCGATCCCGTTACCCACTGCGCTTTAGTCCAGGTTTCCACACCCATCAGGCTACCCCTTTCACTTGCTTCCAGGTCGCAACATAGGATGCCGCACCCTCTTCGGTCGATTCTTCTGCAGAGCTATCAGTATCTGCACCCACGTTCGGCTGTTCCTCTTCAGCCATGGCGCGATCAAGCGCCGTATTCATCACGTCCGTGCTGGTGCCATCTGGTACCGTCGCCAACAGCACCTTAGCATCATCCACGCTCATGGTGGTGTTGAATGCCAGGTGATTCGCCGTAGCTTCGCGGCCCTTGGCTTCGTCCAGCTGCAAAATACCCGCGACACGTGCCTGTGCATCAGCAGCCGCTTGCGCCTGCACCTTTGCCATATCCGCCGCGGGTTCTGGCGGTTGCGCCCCTGCCGCAGGGCTTTGGGTTTCAGGCGTTTCGGCCTGTGGCTGTGTTTCGTCTTGCGACATAGTGACTCCTAAAGAAATTGTTCTGCCCTGCGAGGACAGATGTTCAGACATAAGGGCGATCGCATCGAGGCCATTTACCAGCTCATCCGCAAACCCAACATCAACAGCCGCCGATCCGCGATAGGTCGCGGCTTCAGTAGCTAATACGGCTTCGAGACTCATACCAAGGTGATCAGCAACCAGCTGAGCAAACTCACCACGTAGTATGTGTGTCTCGTTCTGGAACTGCTCCAACACTTCAGCGGGCAGATCAGTGTAAGGATTACCGTTCACCTTCTGCGCACCGGAGTGGATAAGCGTGACTTTCATCCCGCTTTGTTCCAGCTGTTTTTCATAACTCACATGGCCCATCACCACCCCGACCGAGCCGGCAATACCTGTTTCAGTAATCAGTCGACGATGGGCGCTGCTGGCAAGCGCCATCCCGGCGCTACAGTTCATGTCGTAGCACAGCGCCCAGAAGGGTTTACCTGAGGTATCGGCCAGTTCCCGCAGCTTGCGCGAGGCGTTAAAACAACCCGATACCTCACCGCCTGGCGTATCCATATCCAGCATCACACCCGTCACATCCGGATCAGAAAACGCATCCGCCGCACGGGAGATAATTCCGTCATAGCCCGTCATCCCGCTATACGGCTGTAGATGACCAAACTTATGCACCAACGAGCCAGACACCGGAATCACACCCACACCACCAGATATCTGATACGGCCGCTGCCGATCGCGCGGGCTATCGAAGCTGCTGGCCTTCATCCGCAGCGACTCGCCGGTGAAGACTTCGCCCTCTGCATCAACCAGCTGAGCAATACCCAGCCGCCCAGCCAGGGCACTGAAAAACGTACGGGCATAGCCCGGCTCCAGCAACAGGGGCGTATTCAGCACCCGGCCGGCGATATGGTTTAGGTTCATGGTGTTTACTCTGTAAAGACGTTCGAAAGATGCTCGAACGGGGAATTGCGGGCATAAAAAAACCCGCCAAGGGCGGGCTTACTTAAACGAAGGTTACTTCCATCATTAACTCAGGGGAGACACATAATCGATCTTTTTCTTCTTCTCATATTCTCCCCCGAAAGCAGAGGCCTTGACCTTTGCGCAGAGCTTCTCACCAAGAACCCATTTCGAATTTGGCTCCTCTCCACCAACCTTTAGTAGAGAATCAAATGAGCGCCCTTTCAAAAAGCTGGATAGCTCCATAGCTTGTATAAGCTCTGAACAAAACTCGCGATGCCCAAAGACCGCGCTAAGTAACAACAAGTCACTAACATCATCCGATACTGAACAACGAATTATCCTAAAGAACCGCTCTTTATCCTCTAACTTGCTAGCCAAGTGTATTGCATCAATCAATACGACAGAGCATTGAGCTATAACGGCATGTTCTAGCAAATATCGAGGTACCGTGGATGTACCTTGTACTTTTCCATCTACAGCACTGCTTGCCAAACACAGGTCCCCGTAGGTTTTCTGAATTATATTCAAGGTCGATGGCAAGTAGGTCATTCTTTTCGATTTAAGCGAACCATCATTCCGCGGGTTTAGAGGCTCATCTGTAATCTGCTGTTCCAAGAGGCACAGGCGCTCAAACTGGGTAAAGAATGCATTTTCCAATAACTGCTGTTTCTGGGTTTGACTCATATCCATTTGAGCCTCAGCAGCAGAATGAAGCTCTTCTCTCGTCATACGAAGTTCTTCCGCACTTTGCGCCAAGGCTTGCTGATTTTGCCGTAACGTCACAATCAAAAAGACCAACCCAATAAACGACAAAATCGGATTGAGCATCCCGCCAAAGAAGTCTCCTAATGCCCCAAACTCGGCTCTGATGTCTTGGCCATCTGCACCTGTCACGTGAGGAACCACAGCCCCTACAACTTCAGAAAACACATTGATCAGTAAATACAAGAAAAGTGGTGCAAGCACAAAAACCAACCACCAGATACTAGGCTTTAGCTTGTCCAGCAAAATACCCAAGCCGCTGCGTGGCTCTTCATAAGGCGACGGTTCACTCAGCACTCTTTGCTTCTGCAACTGCGGTTTCAAGTCGTAAGAAAAATCTTGTGAGTCATTCATCTTCAACATCCATCCATATGATATAGCGGCCTGCGTTCTGACAGACCGCCATCGATGTACTCAAGAAAGTGTGTTCTTAAAAACCGCCATATCCGTCTGCCAAACCGCCAGCCGATTCTGACGAACATACAGCGGTAACGCTTCATCAGAGCAGATCAGGTAGTTCATACACAGGTTATAGGCATGTTGAAGCGTTTCCACCGGCACACCATCGATTTCATCCCGTTGCTGTTCGTTGTACCACACCTTTTCCGCGATCGGCCCGATCTTGGCTGGATCGGTTGGGAAGGTTTTTAACGCTTCCTGTAGCAGACGGTTTTTATAATGGGTGTAGGTGCGACCGGCCAACATCCGAGCAGTGCGGCTAATCTCCTTGGTTACCGCTTCATTCAGTAGAGGCTCACCGATTAGCGGTTTCTGTTTTGGCTGACGGGTCTCATTCTTCACCAATTGTTCAGCCATCCAGTTGAACGCGTTGATATACGCTTCTTTGATCGCTGCGGCTTTCTTACCAGTGAAGCCCATAACCACATACATGAAGCCGTCTTTTGTCATCTCATATGCGATGCTCTTACGACTCCGACCTAGCCCCAAATCCACGTCTACCGGTATCTCCGCAAAATTGCGGGCAAAGAATTCAGCAGAGCAATCGAGTGATTTTATCTTCCTAAGGACGTCATCGTGCCGCTTGCCAAACACCTTAGCAACAGCAATAGACAATGTGCGGAAATCAGACTTTGTATAGGTGATTAGATCTTCAGCATTGAAGCCCGCCACCTGAAGAGATGCATTAGCCATACCTGGCCCTCCGTAAACTATTAAGGAGGCTCAACCCCAGGAGACGCCAATCTCTAATTGGGGTGAGCCAGACGACAGGGTTGGCGTCACCGGGTTTACGGAAAACCGGCCAGCCCGAAGGCTGCCCCGCCGCCCAGCCCACATAAATCGCAGGCAAACGCGAACAGCACGCACAAAAAAAGCCGCAGGAGCGCAGCTTATCTATGTGATGCTCCGTAAAAATTCTCCGGACGCCAATCCGGGCACTGGATTTTGCCAGCGCCCAACCAGCATAGCGAAGCCACGCCACCAAGGTCAACCGTTCCAAAAAACATCCCCCTGAAACCAAAAAAAACGCCGAAGCGGCTTTATACATGCTTTCACTACTAATCAACTAAACGCTATCCGTAGGTCGACAACCCAATCCTCACCGCCTGCCAAATTA